CGTGAGCGGGAGACCGCTCCAGTTACGAATTTGAGTCCAAGAAGTTTTTGACGACGTTCCCATAACTCATCCAGTTCCGCATTTGACACTGGACCCCGAAAATCTTGCACATACGTGCAGAAATCCTCGAATGTCGCCTCGCGAGGGAGGACAGCCACGTCTAAGGACGCTTGGTGTGTGGTGCTGCGTTGTGTCCTGCCAAGTCTGGTTGTGGCTGTGCAGGTTCAACATTTCCTGTAGTTCCATGCTGATTAAATGGAGTTTCACGAACAGTTTGTTCGCCATACCCACCTGTCATATTAGCGTATTTCGGATTATCAAAACGTTGACGAGGTGATTGAGGTTGTGCTGGTTCCCAAATAGGGTTAGCAACCACAGAACCACCACGCTCCATAACGTTGTTGCCACCTGTAGTGCCTTTACCATCTACATTTACTGAAGCACTCGTGTGTGCAACATTTCTTGCCATTTGAACCTCCTAGGTTCCTAAAGTCTCTATAAGATACAATTAAAGTGTCCCACGTACCGTGTTTTGGCCTATTTGTAGTTGTTCTTCTTCAGGTTTATCACTAGAAGGAAGAAGATTCCTAAACCAATTAACAGTCCAATATTCGTCCTGTTTTAACGTAAACTCAGGCATAAACGCATACTGTCGCATCTGATTAGCCATAGCCAACGCCATAACACGGTCATCATGTGGGCTACCAGACATAGTTCCACGCTCATTACGCACATAAGTGCGTAACTCTGCATAAGTGAACCGATCATGGATTTTCAACTCTTCATTACGCAAAGCCATACCCAAATCATCAATCAACAAAGGTTTAGTGGTTCTAGTAGTTTTCCAACCAAACTCTTGAGAAATCTTAGCAGTAGCCTGATTTAACGACCTTTTACGAAAAATATTAGGATAACCCAAATGCCTCAACTGTGTAATAGTTGTCAAACCGTGGTTGTTAGATTCGACACAACACAACCCGCTGTTATACCACAACCCCATCATAAAAACTTCGTGCGCCAACTCGTCAGGAGGAATGTGACCATGCCAAATCGCTACCTGATCTCCAGTGCGAACATCCAACACTTGAACACAAGAATAATCGCCATGAACCAAACCCTCAGAAGTGTCAACCCCTAAACAGTAAATGTGATCTAATTCTGGCTCACGCCAAACTGTAAGCATCTTTCCTAAACTCTATAACTTTCGGACTGGGTTCACGTAAATACCCCATCTGTCCTGCTTCAACCAAATTCTTCTCCATGTTTTCCAAAGTATCTAAATCAAATACGGGATTACCAGACTTAATGAAAGCCTCTTCAGGGCTACTAGGATACTCCTGAGCCAACTGCCAAGAAAGCATAGATTCTTTTTTAGATTCATACCAAGATTCATCTCTGTCCTCAGTAGCAGACCAAGGAAAAAACATTGGTTCAAACCTGTTAGTGCCAGTTTCAGAACCTACCCAAAGTTGATGAAAAAAATTCCCAGACCCATTAGCAGTAGACAAGCCGATAATCCTACCCCCAACATCAGCCACTGGCTCGATAGAAGCCCATGCTTCCTCAGGGTTAGGAAGGAACGCCCATTCGTCAACCACAACCAGCGAAGCCGACTCACCGCGAGCAGGATCGGATGCCGAAGGCATCGACGTAATCTGTGAACCATTATCAAACCCCATTTTCTGCTGATGTTCCACCAGCGATTTAGGACCACGCTCCAACATCCACTCAGGTAAATGCTGAAAACCATACTTAGATTTTTTTAACAACAAAACAGATTCACGTTCAGTACGTGAAAGATCAATAATGTTCTGATCAGATTTAAAATACGCTAACCAAAACTGGTGAGCAGCAACCAGAGTAGTCCAACCTATCTGACGTGCTTTTAATGTGAGACTGTAACGATGCGCTGACCAATGTTGTAATGCGGTTGCCTGTGCGCGTCGTAAATCAAAAAGGATACGCCCGTGAGCAGGATGAGCAATATGCCAATACTTATGTAGGAAATAAGACTCATCTCTTTCACAACGCCTCCACTCAGCCTCTTGTTGTAACTCGGTTAATCTAGACACTACACGTAAACTTCAACAAAAGCATTGCATTGCGGACAACTCAAATTAGTCACCATCTTATAAGAACCATCCATAATTGCCGGTCTTAAATCGTCATCAAGATCGTGGTCGCCGCCCCAAATCAACTCAGTGTTACAATGCCAACAATTCATATTTCACCCCGGATGGTTCATCAAAAATTCTTCATACTTTTCTGGTGAATCCAATATTATCGTAGTGTACGAGTAACTCCCGCCATCCTTCTTATCTTTTCCCAACGTCACAGTAATAGCACCAATTAAGGTGCCAATAGCCACCAGTAAACCTGTTATTGCTGTAATCAATTTAACTGTCTTGTTCAATCTCCCTCCACAAAAATGCACTCTCCGGGGCATTCCTCAGCAGCCTCAATAACAGGCTCTACTAGATCGTCGGGTACTTGA